TGTTTCTCCAGCAGGAACAGGCGCACTACAAGCACAAGCTACTACTTCATCTACAGTAGGTGGTAATGCTAGGGGTGCTAATGCTGTTGATTGGCAGACAATTCGTACTTCTGCAAGTTCTGTAGCAAGCGGTGCTTATGGATTTGTTGGTGGCGGTTATAATAACGCTGCTTCTTACGCTAGTGTTGTTGTTGGTGGTTCACAAAATGCAGCAACAAGTGCTAACTATTCTAGTGTTGTTGGTGGAACTTCAAATACAATTTCAGGCGCTTTTGCTAATTATGCTTTCATTGGCGGTGGTGGTAATAATACGCTTAATGGTTTTTATAATTTTATTGGCGGTGGATATGCCAATAGTGGTACTAGCGGTACTGCTGTAACCACTCAACCCGCCACTATGAACGGCACAACAGCCGTAACATTATCAGGCTCTAACGCATCAATTAAAGTTGGTCAACAAGTTTCAGGAACTTATATAGCTTATCCCGCAACTTATGTGGCGGCAATATCAGGCACTTCTTTAACCCTTTCTCAGGCAGCAAGTGGAAGTGGTTCATCCACCCTATCTTTCTATACCCCTCATGGAGTAGTAGTAGGAGGAGGAAATAACCAAGCTACAGGTAGTTATTCATTTATCGGTGGTGGTGGTGATGCTGGTACTGCGGGTAATAGGAATACAGCTAGTGGGGATTGGAGTTTTGTTGGTGGTGGAAAAGTTAATACTGCTTCTGGTTTATATTCAGTTATAGGAGCGGGTACAGGAAATACTGCGAGTAATAATTATGCAGTAACTGTTGGTGGTCAAAGCAATACAAATAGCGGAGGAAGTTCATTTGTAGGAGCTGGAGCTACCAACAATGTATCAGGTGGCTCTGCTTTTATTGGTTCTGGATATGGCAATATTGCAAATTCCAATTATTCTGTTGTTGCTGGTGGAAATTTTGGAACAACTAGGTCTATAATTGGCTACCAAGTATTTCCAGCACATAATAATCCTATTGCAACAACATCAGGAGTTTCTCAAACCGCATTATTAGTTCTTGGCAGACAAACTACAGATGCTACAGCTACAGTCCTAACAAGTGATGCCAATTCCGCAAGCGGAACAAACCAAGTAATACTACCTAATAACTCTGCTTATTATTTTAAAGCTAGTATTATTTCAGGAGTAACTGGCGGTGGTAACTCTAAAGCATGGACTATTGAAGGACTAATTAAACGAGGTTCAGGTGTAGGAACTACAGCGATTGTAGGAACTCCTGTGGTTAATATTATTGCCGCAGATTCAGGGGCAAGCACATGGACAGTCACAGCCACAGCCGACACAACCAATGGTGGACTAGCTATTACCTTTACTGGTCAAGCGGCAACTACAATAAGGACAGTTTGTAAGGTCGAAACTTGCGAAATGACTTACTAATGGATTATAAATAACCCCTTAACTCAACTAATAGTGTATTAATAGCGCATTTTTAAACTACAAGGAACTAACATGGCACTCAAACTTTCTTTACCAACAACCCAATTTGGCGTACCAGCCCCCGAAGCCTACGCTAGAATTACTAACTTTTTCGGCACAAAAGACAATATCCAAGTGCAAGTGGCAATTCATTACGACCAAGCCGCTAGAGAAAGCAATATGGCTACTGTGCGTGAAGATGCCCACTATATTGCTATTGAGGATTTAAAAGGCGATATTATCCCTGCAATCTATGGTGTATTAAAAACTTTTGAGCAGTATAAAGGTGCTGAGGACTGCTAAATGTCAATGAACCTTGACCAAACGGCAGATAAGATAACGCCTACATCGGGGGCTTTGACTGTTGCTGGTACAGTAAATGCTACCAATGTTCCTACAACTGGAACTGTATTGGCATCTGTTACTGCCCCTGCGACTAACCCTGCTACAGGAACACCATCGTCTAGTACCTATTTAAGAGGTGATGGAACTTGGGCAACAGTAAGCGCTTCTGCTGCTGGCTCTAATACTCAAATTCAATACAATAATAGCGGTGCTTTTGGTGCTTCTTCCGCATTTACTTTTGATGGCACAACCAGTACTGCACCTATTCAAAATGCAAGCTATGGATTTCACATTAATCCAAACACGATTGCTACCAGCTATACCATTCCAAGCAATTACAACGCTATGTCTGCTGGCAAAGTAACCATTAATACAGGAGTAACGGTTACAGTTTCTACTGGCAGCCGATGGGTGGTAGTCTAAAATGCTGGGTTTTGGCCCAATATCAAATCAGCCAATATCAGATATTGCGCTGCCAAAGATTACAGGGACAATCTCTGCCACAGATAACAACGATTCTGCGACCCTAACATGTCAAGTTCTTGTTACAGGCAATATATCGGCTACAGATGGTACTGATACTTGCACGATTTACGCCCAAGAACTCGTTTCTGGCTACATTTACACCACCGATAACAACGATTCAGCCACTTTAACTGGTTCTGTAGCGGTTTCTGGTGCTATTTCGGCAACAGATGGTACGGATTCAGCAACATTTACCGCACAGAACCTTGTAAGCGCCTATATCAGCGCTACAGACGGCACAGATACAGCGACATTTACTGCCCAAGCGTTAGAAACAGCGCAAATCTACACGATTGACGACAACGATACCGCTTTATTCATTGGTTATGTAACGCCTGGCACAAATACCAAAGATACCCATGACGGTGGCATCAGCAAGCGTGACTACGAAAGACTGCGGGCTTTAGAGCGCAAGCGCCTTGCTGCCGAACAAAGATTAATTGAGGCTCGCAAAGCTGACGCTGCATCACGCAAACAGAAGTTTAGGGATTTGATTGACCCTGTTGTAAGCAAACAACAAAAAAATAAACTACAATCAAAACAAGAGATTAGGATTGATACACCGTCAGTCGAAGTCACACGCATAGAAGCGGTTATCGCCAATCTTGATAGACAAGAAAAGGAATTACAACAAGCGATAGCCCACAAGAAAGTATTAGCAGAAACCCTTACTGCTATTGCAATCTTAGACGCTAAATTCAAAGCCGAACAGGATGACGAAGAAGCTCTATTAATGCTCTTATGACAGCACACTCACAATATAAAAAAGGTTTAGATTTACTACATTTAGGTCACTATCTTCCAGGGTTCAGGCTCTACGAATTTAGATGGCATCCACAAACCATGCAAGCCACAGGCGAAAAATGGGATAAATGGATTAAAGCCCCAAAATGGAATGGCGAAAGGCTTTATGACAAGCACATCACCGTTCAGATGGAACAAGGCTTTGGCGACATTATTCAGATGGCTCGATTTTTACCTATGCTCAAGGCATGGGGCGCTAAAACAGTTAGCGTAATGGTTCATGAGTCCATGATGCAGTTGATTGGGCAGATGGATTGCGTTGATTACATTTCTAGCACAAGAACAGAGGGTAAACCCTTAGAAGCGGATTATTGGGTAGGCTCAATGTCATTGCCATTTTTTGCGATGCACTCACCAAGCTATGTGCGCCAATCATTCCCAATTACGAAGGATAAAATTGTTGGCTCAGAAGGCTATTTAGACGCTGGTTTTAGCCCGATAGAGCGCAAAGTTGGGGTTAATTGGATGGCATCTAAAGGCCCACTTCATTACATTAAATCCACGCCCATCAAAGAATTGCGCCAATTAGTCGGTGATGATTGCTACTCATTAAACCCAGAAATTGACGACATATTCATGCCCTTGCCTAGCGATGGCTGGAAACAAAATTTCTATAAGACTGCGTGTCACATGAAGTCATTAAAAGCTGTTGTAGCACCTGATACGGCTACAGCGCATTTAGCTGGCGCTTTGGGTGTCAAGACTTTTGTTTTGCTTCCTGAGGATGCCTATATTTGTTGGCGATGGAAAAATGCCAGTTGGTACGATTCCGTTGTCCCCTTACGCCAGAGTGACTGGCACAAACTACCACAACTATTGGAGGCGTTATGATTTGTCCAAACTGCGGATGGTCTGAAGGAAACCATGTAAAAGCTAAACAATCTGATAAAG